GAGGTATAAGGGGCATCAATCAAAAGGGATAAAAGGATAAAACTATATTTTTGCCGGGATTAATTGAATTGGTGCGGGTTTCATTACATTTTGCCCGGCTGCTGATTATAAACCAAATGGATAAAACAGGTTAATTGAGGGTTAATACACAGTCAATTTTGGGTGCATTGGCAGTAACATACCGCCGATGCGAGAAAGCCCCTGTAATGCCGCGTATTGCGGCTTTTTTGTTGGTTTCTCTTAGTGGGGTGCAAGATAGGGATTATATGCTTTTCGATTATCAAAAAATGAGGGTTGGGCATACAGTTGGGCATACAGTTGGGCATACAGTTGGGCATACAAAAAATACACCAAAGGAATATTATCTATTAACGATGATCTTGCCTGTTGATTCTTGATCAGATGAACACCTGATTTTATAAATATATTGACCTGGAGTAATATCAGAAGTATTAATTCTTGTAGTAGGGCTGGTCAGTTTTTGCTCTATAATAATATGCCCCATCATGTCTGTAAGTATCATAGATGCAGGATAACTTTTTAATTCAACAGATAAATGATCCTGACAAGGATTTGGATATAAGGAAAATAAATCAGGTATCATTGTTGATTCAAAAACATTTACCATTGTGCCTGGTAAGGAATATATAGAAGTGGTATGATCAGTATAAACTGATGTAGTTTGGAGTTTAAATAATCCGTCAATATTAAAAATATAAGCCCAATTTTGACCACTGAAAAACTGCAATAGACTACCATCTTCATTATAAAGAACCAAGTTTGATTCTATCGAAGGTGACGACTTTGAATATGAATACAGAACTTCAATCTTATTATCAGAATTAAATAAGTTGTCAGAGATTCCATAAAATCCATTAAAAGTATATCCGGAAGGTACTGGCATTGATATAGACTTTATTAAAGTGTGATTCACGGAATAAATCTCCAAAACAAGCGGATTGTTGTATGGTATGAGACTGTATACCCATCCATAATTTGTCAATTTGGTATGTCCGTAGAAACTTATAGAAGAATACGTATGCTCCAGTATTGCCTGTGAGCTGGCTGTAAAGGCGATAAGAATGAGGCTGATGGTAACGATTAACTTTTTCATATGCGTGGATTTAAAAGTAAAATTATGAATTATTTTCCTTCTTCTAAAAGCAAGTTGCTTTGATTTTTAATGATCCGCTGGATCAGATCAGGATTTTGGGCATTAGCAATATACCGGATCAGGTCCGCTTCGATCTTCGCACTCTGGACAATCACCGAGGATACGTCTGCGATAGCCTTTGCGGTTTCAATATCAATTTTTTCTTTTTCATCAGCATCAGGATCGTTGGCAATCAATAGCCGTTCTATTGTTTCGAAGAGATGACCTCGCAGGTCATTCAGGCTTGTCTTTTTCATGGATAACTTTTTTAAGTTTTTTTAATGCGTGGATAGTTTTACGTATATCTTCCGGGAATCTCATAATAGAATTTCGATGCATGTTTTCCAGGCGCGTAATCAGTTCTAAATTTTCAATCCTACAGTCAATGGTATCCCGATTTTTAAAAGTAACACAATGACCTTTAGGGACGGAGCCATGATGATCAATCCATATTTTAACATGATATTGAATCCATTTCCCCTCGCTTATCCGGTACCATAAATGATAGTGTCCACGTTTATCCCTTCTTTGGGCAATGCATCCGTCATGCTTTGTGTTATGAGGCTTATGTCCTTGCTTGAACTGTGTTTGAATTCCGCCGGTATTTATATGCAATCCTTTATTCCAACTGACATGACCTTTTTGAAATCTTGTTGATTTTCCAATTGTCCCAGTACTCCGGCCCCCGAGACCCTTTTGAAAAAACTCCTGACTTTTATGAAGTTGTAAATATCCTGCCTGTGCCCTGATCTTACTGATCGATTTATTAAGGGCCTTCACAAGATCCTCCATTGAATCATTATGGTAATGATCTTTCAGGTATTGTATTTCAGTCTTTGTCCAGGGAGTTCTCATTATTTATCCTTTCGGAAATCGCTTCTTGAATATCCATTCCTGTATGTCGACAGTGCCGTTGATATTGAATCGTACACAGTCCTTTGGAAACCATGCCTCGTCGCCATCGCAGTCGATCAGGTATGCTTTGATCGTTTCAGGGCGAAGTTTCTTGCCCTTTATCTGGATGGCCGGTTTGCCGTTGATGTTAATTACACCCATAATTATTCGACATTACCACCACAACCGCCCTGCCGGGGATCGTGAGTCTCTTCAAATGTTACTTCCTTATCAGGCACAAGCTTACCGCATTCACCACACCGCCACATTTGAGCATTGACCAGGAATCGGACTGCCATTGCTCCGGTCTGAATTGCTTCCTTGTGCATATCAAAGAACCTTCCCTTTTCATATCGGTGATGAAGGGAGGCCTGTACTAATTCTCCTGATTCCTCTGCAACGATTGCAGCCGCGTGGATGAAATCCATTGGCCATTCTTTGTGTTTCTTACATGCGCTTTCATATTCCGTAGCGATGTTAATCATTGAGCGTTTGAGTTCCAATGGAAACTGGCCAAACAACTCATTACATAATTCGTGGTTGAGTTTCATAACTGTTCTCTGTTTCTAAAATTGGTTAATTTATCCATGATGGTTAAAAAGGCACTCTTTGCAAGCTGGGGCTGCAGAGGTTGATGGCGATCGGCCAGAACCAGGTTGATCCATTCCCATTTTAAGGCATAGTTGTCGGCTTCTTTCACGGCGGTGGACAGGGGATATTCAAACCCGAATTTCCGTGAGATCACGTTCATCAGGTTATGTTCGATCTCGTGGTAATTGGTTATCCTTCCCTTAACCGGTCGGGCGATATCGGCTATGTAAGCCTCCGATGCATCGTGAAGCATGGCCGCGATCTTGTCTTCCCAGCTGGGAACCATATTCTGCACGAAGATGCTGTGCTCGGCTACGGAATAGAATCGCATGGAGTGCCCCCCCCAGCGGCATTGATTACTGAGCGCGTGAGCGATGTCAACCAGGGTGATCGCCTCCGGGTCTGGATTGAGCGGGTCAATGTATTTACCCATGAATGTTCTGATTTTGTCAGTTTCAAAGAGGTTTTCCATGTTATTTCATTTTAAGTATTTTCTCAACGGTAGATACTTTTACAAACGCCTTTTTAGCCACCTCGCTCATGACGTAATCTGCCTTCCAGTGGGGATAGAGCCGTGATAATCGTCTGAACTCGCATCGAATGAAGTCATGTCTGATAATTGTTTCGGGTCGTTGAGGCATTAATGCAATCATTTGAGGCTGGTAAAACACTGGTGGATCTCTCCTATCACGCGCATGCACAACTGGTATTCAAACGGGCCGTACAGATCCCTTGCATCCAGGAGCATGTGCAGGATCACGTAGGTTTCGGTCGCATTGAGTGATAATTTGTTGTTTTTTAGCTTTAAAACCCTGTAAATCGTCCTTTTTTCGACCTTTAAAAGGGTTTCAATCATGAAATAATGCTTGATATTGAGTGGTTGCATCCTGCAGGCGCGCACGATCATGCCGATTATAGCCTGAAATTCGGCCTTTGACAGAGAGGTTTTGAACTGAAATTTCATCATTCGGCCAGCTTTTTTAGGTAGAAAGGCACCCACTGACGCTCAATAACACCAATGATTTTGCGGTATTCGTCCCGGTTATAGTTGTTGAAATCCTTTTTCCAATGCTCTTTAATCGTCGTTTTAATGTCCCCGATATCCATAATGCCAATCGTTTTCATCAGACTGATGATCTTACGGCGGAGTTGGTTCTTTTCCTCCCATTCTTTGGTAGTCATTCCGCCTACCAGGTCGTACAACTGCTGGATCAGTGAGTCGATCTCGCCGTTGGTAAGTTCCTTCGTGGATTTTGCCCGGTGATGGGTTCCGTTCCATATCATCTCGCGCATGGTATCCTCATCGATCTTCAGGCGATGAACTAGCGTACGGAACCGTATTATTTTTTGTGTATCAGGCATGGCTGTATGATTAATTATTCCACAATTCACTATTGAGATAGGTTTCGGAGAACTTCTTCCGGGTACCGTAAGGTATCTCGGCAAAATACCGGCTGATGTAACGATATGCCTTGAGCTGCTCGGACTTGCTCATGCGGTTCCACTTCGCCAGGGAACGTTTGCGGCTGCTGAGGGTGCGATCATCATACCGCGTCCAGAAATCTTCAAACCGGGGTTCAAAGGTTACTTCATCAAGACGGGATTTGCTGCCGCTGGATTTAAGCAGGGCCTGCAGCTTATCCAAAGAGGGGGGGAGGTTATTGACGAACCAGCTTCTTTGCCCGGTGGTAAGTGTGGCCCTGATGTCAAGTTTTAGAAGCATTCCCTCATCGTTATACTCCAGGACGATTTCCCCCTCGAATTCCGGTGATGTCAAAAAGTAGGTACTCATACCATATATATAATGGTGATCACGATGGCTGAAATAAGCACCAGGATCTTGAGGATCCAGTGCACAGTCTCGGACATCAAAATATCCATCAGGGATCCAGTTCCGGTTTTACTGCTGCCTTTATAATTCCATTTCAGTCCCCTGGAGAGGTTCAATACGATATCAAACAAGGGCCATAAAAAGACCGCGTACCAGATGAGCAGTACTGCCATTAAAAACAGATCATGGATCAGATAATAAATGATAAAGGGTATCGGGCATGCGCGCACGAAACTTCCAAGCTGATGCCAGATTTTTGATAGCTTGAGTTTCTTTGTTGCATCCGTTTCCCATGCCCAGCGCAGGGTGAATCCATTGTATAGTGCGAACCATACGATAAAGCAAAAACCGGTGATGATGAATGTGAATGCCATGTTATTTTGTTTTTAAGATTAATTCGAGATGTTGTCCCAGGGATTGAACTTTCAGATAATAGGCTTTGTTGGAGAAAATCAGGTCTTCCACGGCGTTCCTTGCATGATATGCAGAGGCGTGATCAAGTCCTACATACTTACCTATACGCTGCCAGCTCATGTCTTTGAGGCTTAAAAAATATACGACCAACTGCCGTGCCTCAACGATCGCACGCTTTCTGCTTTTAATAGCAATGAAAGACATAGGCACCCCGGTGCAATCTGAAATAAAACAGATTGTCCTTTTGATGCTCAGACGTTTTATTTTTCCTTCATTGACTTTGTCAGGAAGGATTGTTCCCCGTCTTAATTTTTCCATTGTCAAGGTCTCTGTATGTAAAATCAATGTTTGATCCGGGGCCGTATGTTTCCTGAAGTAATTTACGCAGGGCCTCAAGATCAGCTTTTGTATCGGGCATTGGAATAGTCGCTTCAATCAGATCAATGCTTACGTTGATCATCACGCGGTAGCTCAGTAGTTGTATTTTGTGTGTCATTGGTTTTGATCTTGTTCCCGGAGGCTGATCCGATCAGTGCGTCTCGCTTTTCTCCGGGATTTCTTTTACTTTTACTTAAAAAAGTATGGAGGTCATTGAGTTTAAGGTTAAAATCACTATAACATTCGTTGCCACTCTTCCATTTGATCAAGGGAATAAGGTCCTTTGCAATACATTGGAGTCAGTTTGTAAAATTTTCGGTTTGCAGGTGAAGAAAGATTCTTTTGTATCGCACGAGAACGTTGAATTGGAAGCTGCGGGCCTTCACCAGGAAGGTGTTGAGTATGATATTCAAAAGACATTGACTCGTCTTGAGAATGTCTATAATCTCGCAAAAATCTTAGAAGGGATAGCAGGGGTGCTAAAATCGCTGACTGATTATTTCGATCATGTTGAATTTCAATTATTATAGTCGTTGTTTTCATAATTCAGCTTTTTAGCTATTTGTTTTCCCCTGCAAACTCTTCCTTTTTCAAATCGACAAAGAAGGTCTCGTCCTGGACGGCCTCAATACCTACCTTTTTGAATTGTGCGATCACTTCCGACTTATCGCGATCCGCGATGAGCTTGTCTTTTGCCGGTTCATCGACCGTGCGCACGTAGTCTGGCAGGAAGGTTTTCAGCAGATTGGTCACCGAGGCCCAGGTGAACCCTTTGAGGGTTTTCAATTTGGGCTGACCGATACGGAAACCGATCTGGCCATGCGCCATTTCAAAGCTTTTGCGCTTTTCAAATAACTGCCGGTTGCTTTCGCAAAATAGCTGCAGGGCATTGAACTTATCCTGCTTTTGCTCGGCCAGATCCTGCAGGCTGTCGGCCCATTCCTCGCGAATCGCGGTTATCTTCTGATCCATCATCGACTGGATCATTATAATCTGTGCATCCAGCATGGCGTATTCGCTCATCACTGATTCTGCCTGTTCGATGGTACCGGGTTGTAACACCGGCTTCTTTTCACGTTTTCCCATTGGATTAAAATTTAATTGATTATTACTGATTTAAATGGTTTTTAAACACTTTTAAACGGTGCTGTGAGAGAGAGTAAATACACTTCGGTGGAAAGGTATTGACGCTGGTCTGCAGTTGGTAGAATTCATCCCTGGAGTGGCTGCCGGTCGACAGAAAGCGTTCATTATTGTAAACATATCGGATGCGCCACCAGGACCAGAACACCGGAGTGCGCTCCAGTTTACGGGTTGCGGGAATGCCTTCGCCAAACAACGCGTTTAAATACGTTATGGCGGCATTAAACTGCATCAGGTTATATGTACTCATGCTGATGCCGATGCGGCCACATACAGCCTGTTCACTGTCCTTTTTACGAATATTAAACGATAGCAGGTCCATTAGAATAAGGATTGTTGGGTGGAACGGCTCATGACAAATAACCGGTGATCGACCGGCGCGGGCAGGTAGCGGCTGATCACGTGGAGGTGGCCGCCTTTAAAGAAGCATTTTACATCGCTGGCATGCAGATGATCCCTGGACCGATCGGGATTGTTTAAACTGGCTCCAAAGGAGATCATGATCACGGCCAGTTTACGTCGGGAAAACCTTGCTCGTAATTCCTTCAGCTGCTCATAGGTGAAATCCATATACTGAACAGAATCGATAATAACGAACCGGTATTTATTGCGGTCAATCTTTTCGATCATCCGTTCAAATGAAAGAGCACGTCCGAAATAAAGCCTGGGGGCATTAATATTCCACTGTATGCAACGCTCCTGAATGGTCTGATTGTCGCGTTCCTCGTGGGAGTTATATAGTACCTTCCCATAGTTGTTTGCCAGGTAACCAGCCAGCTTTAGAGCAAATACACTCTTACCGCTTCCGCTGGGACCGTAAAGCATCATGGTGAACCGGGATTCGACATTACCTAAGAGCGAGGAGAATGCCTCCAGATGAAGTAAGTCGTACCGGCGAGCCAGCAATTGTTTGATATTGATTATTTCGCGTGGGTTCGACATATCAGGCAGCGTTTTTCAGCAGTTTGTGTTTATGAATAAGCCGCTTGGTTCTGCGCAGATCACCCAGGGAATCCTTCCAGATTTCAAGGACGGTCTTTTCGTCGTCGATCCCGTTGGCTACGCAGATTTCGGCTACGTCGTTTTTGCTGGGAATTTCAAGTTCAATGAATTTGCGGCCAATCCGGGAATAGATTTCCTTATACCCTTTGCGATTCAGGCGAACACCTTTAAGCATTCTCTTTTCGAGGTGGTCCGTGGCAAACATGATCATCCCGGTATGATCTTCCAGGCGGTTGTACAGGGTGATAAAGAAGATGAACGAGGGATCATTCAGTTTGTCGACCTCGTCCAGGATCACCACTGAGTTGCTTTCCTGGCGAAGGGTATTTGTGATCAGGTTCATCATTTCTGGGATGGACATCCCTCCACGATCCTTTCCCATTGCGCGAAGTAACTCTCCCAGGAAGTCTTTCTTCGACCAGAACTCGTTGCACTGCACCAGGTAGGCCCCGGCGTTATTGGCTGCATATTGTTTTATGCTGAAGGTCTTGCCGCAACCAGCATCGCCTAAGATGGCGTAGGTGTTGGAGTGGCTCCGGGCATCGTCCAGGAATTTTGTAATCAGGTTAAAGTTTCGGGTGTTAACAGCGTTCCATTCTTCATTCATAAAGTAATTGCTCCAGATGGCGATCTGTTTCCAGATATTCGTGTCATCGGCATTGTAATTAGAGGAAAATACCTGCGATAACGTGGCCGGGCTTACATTCATGGAAGCGGCAGCCTTGTTGCGGGTAAACTGCTGGCGTTCGCATTTAAGATCGAACGCGGCTTTGATCTTTGATTTTTCTTCTGTTGTGTACATTTTGCGTGGTTTTATGGGGTTTCATTTTATCATATTGATCCAATCATCAGCGTCGGTTGCTATGTTTGAAGGATTTGTAACTTCCAACAGGTCGGCCATACTTTCTTCCTTAAATACCTTGCCGATACTTGCAGTCTTATGCTTACGGGACTTCTGTCCTGGTATTGATGCGCTATTCAATCCGAATGCCTCAGCGTTAGTGCCATGCTGAATCATTAGCTGTTCGATCTGCAGCTTAACTTCTGAAATCTCCTGTTTTTGATAATCGTTCAGTTGGCGGATCTTTTTCATTTCGCCTGGAACCTGTTCCTGGATATTTCGCTGTACATGGATGCGTTCGTCTGCCCGTGCAACAAATTGGAGACCGGCAGCACTCTGCTGATACAACAGGATGAAAGACATATCGTCCGGATCGTATTTTACGTGGAATCGCTCGTGCGTGTAGCGGCGACGGAAGTCAGCATCCGGCAGTTCGTCGCGCAGGACTTCATATTCGTACGTGAGTTTATTGAGGGTAATTTTGATGCTGTCGCGGTAGGTGATGGGTTTTGGCGTGGTGAGCCAGAACAGATCAACCATATCCCACATCTGAACTTCTTTAGCCTCGGGATTTTGGCTTTGCCGGTACATCTCAATTCGTGGGATCCCGGCCTTGGGATGTTTGGCGGCCATCCATTCATTGCGATCGGCCACGTAGGTTTCCTCTATCTGTTCAATCGTAGGAAGGTTCTGAAGATTGGCGCATATAAACTCCATGTTGGCGTGAGAGGAGGTCTTTTTTGTAGTGATGTTCTGCCCGGTAAAGAACCAGTGACGGGCCATGTAATGGGACTGGAACCGCCCGAATGCACTTTCAATGGTCTTGCTTTGCGGGTTGTACGGGCGCGTGGCAATGTTCAGGTGAGCGAGTTTTTCAAGAAACTTGCTGCTTTGGAGTTTCTTATGTCCTCCCTGGTTGTCGTAGCGGAGTTCAAAGGGCTTCTGACCTGAGAATTTCAGGGCCATTTTCATGGCCAGGTATTGTCCCTGGAAGTTTTCACTCTCGGTGATGCTATACCCTAAGAAGCATTCGCTGAAAGCATCATATACTTCATATACGGTATAGGCTGCCTTGAGCTTTCCGTCGCGGTCAAAGAAGTTCAGTTTGGTTCCGTCTCCGTACCACAGCGAGTCGCGCATCGTCGGCATTTTGGTGCGAAGCCGGTACCCGTATTTCTGCTGCAGCTTCAGGTATCCCTGGCGGGGCCCCATCCATTGACGTTCGTTCTCTGGTTTAACCAGCAGCCGGTAAAGAGTTCCCACGCTGTTGAGTGGCTTCTTGCCTCTGCGGTCGGCTTCCTGGTTGTAAAGTTCCAGCAGGTAGGGCAGATCGGTGATCGGGTTGGCCGGTGATGCATAGGTGGCATTGAGCCAGCCGCGCATTTCATCGTCCACCTTTTCGCTGTAATCGTTACAGAAATTACGATTGATCAGGACATGGTAGTTTTTACCTTCTCCCTGGTTGTACTCTTTGAGTTTAACCAGCAGCTTGCAATAGCTCGTGGGCAGGTCGATCTTCTCGGTTTCAATGTAGGCTGTGACGGCTTTCCAGAACTCGGTTTTTGAAGCAAACTGACGGCGAATCAGGTTCTCGCTTACAAAATAGTTG